CGCTGAGCAACGGTGCCACGGTGCCGGTGGACGCGGTGTTGTTCGTTGGCGAGTTGGACGACCGCGGCATCACGCTGCGCGCGCCCGCTACGCCCGGCGACGCCTGCACCTGCACCGATGTCCGGCTGACCGCGGAGGACCGCGCGAGGCTCTACCGGTGGCGTCGCCACCTGCCTGTTATCCTTGCGGTCGCGGAGGGCCGCGCCCAATGAAGACCCAGACCGTCACACTGACCACCGGGGACCGCGTCACCGTCAAGCCCGACGGCACCACGGTGTGGCTGGGCGTCGGCGCTGAGCTGCGCCAGCTGCAGCCTGCCGACGTCACACGGCTCATCGGCGCGCTGGCCCGCACGCCCGCGGCACGCGCCGGACGGAGGGGCGAATGACCGAGCCACGCGAGACGGCCCGGCAGATCGCGGAGCAGACACTGCGCGAGATGGTGTCGGCTGCGAAGTGCGACGGTGTCCCGTTCGACAATGAGCAGTTGGACTTCGTCGTGCAGGCGCTACAGGACGCGGCGTCATGGAAGAACGAAGCCATTATCAAGCTCACCGCCGATCTCGCGCAGGCCCAGCTTGGTGGAAGCCAGTTAGCGGCTGAACTGTTGGACATGAACCGCCGCAGAATCGCTGCCGAGCAGGCGCGAGACGAGGCACTGGCAGCAAAGGATCGGCCGTGAGCGTGCGCGAACAGGTCGAGGCCTGGTGCGCCGAGACGGAGCAGGAGGTGCTGCTGGCCGACGGGTTTGAGGGCGCGCTGATTGGCCTAGCCCAGCAGTTCAACACCATCCTGGCCATCTACGACCGCGACGCCTGCCTGCGGATCCTGGTCGAGCGCGACGGCATGACCCCCGAAGAGGCCGAGGAGTTTTTCGCGTTCAACGTCCAGGGCAGCTCCGTCGGCGAGGGCACGCCCGCGGTGCTGGTGTGGCGACCGGTGCGCGCGTGACGACCCTGCCGCGCCTGGTGCAGGCGGTGCTCGACGCGGAGCGCCCACCCAAGCCGACCACGCCGCCCGGCCCGCGCCTGCGCTGGTTTTTCTGCGGCATCTGCGGGCTGTGGCAGGTGGTCGACTGGAAGCCCAGCCGCGTCGCCTGCAGCCGTGTGTGCCGCGACCGGCTCCTGCACCTGCGCGCCGCCGAGCGCCGGGGCCCGTGCGTGATGGCCACCCTGAGCGGCTGCCCAGGCTTCCGCCGCGCACGCTGGCCCAGCTGCAGCCGGACCTGCGCCCAGGCCTACACACGCTGGCGTCGCACGCAGCGCCGCGCCAGGCGCTGGTTGGAGCGCCCGTGCGTGGTCTGCAGCACGCCCATCCGCCGCAGACGGTCCTACCCGAGTAAACTGCCGGTGGTCTGCAGCCCCGCCTGCCAGGGCGAGTGGCAACGCTGGTGCTGGCTGGAAGACGCCGCCGAGGACGTCAGGCGTAAGGTCGCCACCCTGACACCGATGGAGGCCTTCAAGTTCGGCTACGAGGTCGCTGGTGCCCGTGCCTACATCGTCCGCAAACGTGTCTTTCGCCGTGAGCGGCAGCCCTATCGCACAAGGCTCGATGGTCCTGATGGGGGGCCGCGTCCACCACGCATCGTCTGGCAAGCTGAGCGCCTGGCGGAAGGCCGTGGGCTGGTCGGCACGGGCGGTGATGCGGACACAGCCCCTAGAAGGGCCCCTGCGGGTCACCCTGGCGTTTACGGTGACGACCCCGGCCATCCGGCCCCCGGACCTGGACAAGCTCACCAGGGCCATCCTCGACGCCCTGACAGCCGTTGTGTGGCTCGATGACCGCCAGGTGGTCAGCTTGACCGCCACTAAGACCCAGGGCCCACTGCCCGGCGTCGTGGTCACCGTCGAGGCGTGCTGATGCTGCCCACCCAATGGCGCTGCCGGTTCTGCAAGACCTGGAACAAGTGGGTCCACCGCTACTGCAGCCAGTGCCTGGCCCAGAAGGCCCACATGACCCTGACCGAGGACGACACCCGATGAGCCGTCGCGTGCTGCTGTCGGTCCCGGCGTCGCTGCCGACACTGGGCAACGTCCTGACCACCTCATCCGAGGGCGAGGGCACCATCCGCATCGCCATCAGCCCCGGCGACGTGGCCGAGGTGGCCACCGCCCTGGCGTCGCTGGGAGGCCGCACGTTCTACCTGACCCTGGTCGCCCTGCCCGAGGTCAAGCGCCCGAGCGCGCTGGCCACAGAGGCCGCCCAGTGACGCGCCTGCGCGCCCTACGCCCCGAAGAGGTCCAACACCTCTACGAGACGCTGTGCATGGTCCTGACCGCCCTGCAGGACTGTGAGACGCTACTGCGCGAGTTGGACGCCGAGCCCGAGCTGGTCGCAGGCGTCGCCAAGGTCCAGGCCCTGGGCCGCCAAGCGGCCTGCGCTGTCGAGGTGTCATATGCCCCTGAAACCACGCCCGAAGCCACACGTCCAACGCCAGGCACGCCAGGTGCGTGAGGTCGATAGCAAAGACGTGATCGAGGGAGATCCGGTGCGTTTTGCGCTGGCCACGCAGCGTGTCCCGGCTTCAATGCTTTCGGCTGTCGCGCCGACGCCGCAGAAGCTCGTCAGGGAGGTTGTCGACCGCTACACTGGACCCGGCGGTGAGCGCATTGTGCAGGCCCTGGCGGTGATCGCGCTGGGCAACGCCGCGTCGCGCATGACGTTCTTCGGAGAGCCCGTGAAAGTGCAGGCCAAGGACCGCACGCAGGCGCTGTCGGTGCTGGCCGACCGGCGCTGGGGTCGCGCGGTGCCGGAGGCCGACGAGGGCGAGGGCCACGGCCGGATGCCCGTGCAGATCATCAACGTGTTTGCGCCACAGCCTGAGGAGTGACCCACATGGACTTGAGCCCGCGCCACCATCGGTGCGCCCACTGCGGCGCGGACAGCGACACGCTGCTGCACATCCTGACGTGCGACGGCCGCCAGGGCGCGGTCGAGGAGGTGGCTGACGCCTTCGCGCGCGCCACCGACCCCGAGCCCAGCCACGTCGCAGCCGCGGTCGTGGACGCCGCGGGCCTGGAACACCAGGTGCGTGCCGCCCTGGCTGACGGCCCGCTGACCACCGAGCAGCTGGCCGACCGCATCGGCGTGCCGCGCGACTCCATCTCGCCCAGGATGCGGTCGCTGGAGCGCAAGCAGCAGGTCGAGCGTGTCGGCAAGCGCGCCAACCGCAGCGGCGTGCGCGCCATCACCTGGGGCCTGGTCGAGTGATGGGGGTCACGCTCAAGCCGGTCACCGCCCAGGTCACGCCCGAGGAGGCCGCCCGGCAGACGCGCGCGGCGCTGCTGTTTGCCTTCGCCGAGTTCGCCGAGGGCTGCGAGGTGTGCCGCGAGAGCGCGCACAGCCAGAACGCCTACTTCTACGGCATCCAGGTCGCGGTGATTGCCCTGGGCCAGACCGACCCCGAGCGCCGCGCCGAGGCGGCCGCGTTACTCTACGACATCGCCGAACGCTGGATGGCCGAGCGCGAACTACTCAACCAGACCGACGGACCCGTGGTCTAATCCCGCACCGAGGACTGACATGCCCCACTGCATCAACTGCGGCAAGCCCCGCGACGAGCACACCATCGTGAAGGACGCGGCCGACGCCGCCGAGGTGCCGATCTGCCCGACCAGCATCTACGTCGAGGCCGACGACCTGGTCGGCGACGCGCCGCAGGACGACCCGCGCGACGACGCGGCCGCGCTGTGACGCTGCGCCTCCCTCGCGACCCTGAGGCCCGCGCGCTGGTGACCGGCGAGGACCGGAGCCTGGACGCGGAGATCCGCGACGGGCTGGTCACGTTCTGGAGCGACTACGCGAAGACGTGCCCGGTGTGCAGCGAGAGCCGCCACAGCCTGAACGCCTTCTGGTATGGCGTGGCCACCGCGTTGGGCCTGGTCGCCGAGATGACCAGCCCCAACCGCAACATGATGACCCAGGTCGCGCTGCGCGTGGCCGAGGAGCAGGTGTCGCAGCGCCCGACGGCGTCTGAGCTGGCGGCGGATGCCGACGGTGCGCGGGCGCACTGACCATGCCCAGCGCCATCGTCAACGGCGTGCGCCAGGTCAAGCACTACTGGAACCCAGTGCAGGGTCTGTTCCTGCAGCTGAGCGCCGAGGACGCCCCGTTCATCGACCTGGAAGGCGCGGTGCGCGCGGGCAAGACCACGCCGCTGGTGGCCAAGGTGCTGGGCTACTGCGTCGCCTACCCTGGCATCCACTGCGCCCTGACGCGCTGGACCCAGGACGGGCTCGACGCCCAGCTCAAGCCGCGCTGGCGCGACTGGTGCCGCGAGAACGGCGTCACGCTCAAGTGGCACGCCGACGAGGAGTATGACGAGGTCATCACCGACAAGGGCAGCAGCCGCGTCTACCTGCGCGCGCTGAAGGCGTCGGAGCAGACCAGCCGGTTCGGCAAGCTGGCCGGGCTGACCCTGGCGGTGCTGGGCATCGACCAGGCCGAGGAGGTGCCCGAGGACGTCTATCGCGCCTTCGTGCCCGCGCGCCTGAGCCAGCCGGGCTACCCGCACCAGGTGCTGCTGACGCCCAACCCGCCCGGCGAGACGCACTGGATCGCCAAGGACTTCCCGGTCAGCAACGTGCAGGCCGGGCACCGCTACATCCGCACGTCGGTCTACGACAACCGGCACAACCTGGGCGACCTCTACATCCGGTCGCTGGAGCAGGCCTATCCGGCCGGGCACGCGCTGCGGCGTCGCTTCATCGAGGGCAAGCGCGGCCTGTCGGTGGTCGGCACGCCGGTCTACGCCTCGACGTTCCTGAGCAACCTGCACGTCGCGCGCACGCGCCTGAACCCGGAGGTGCCGCTGCTGGAGTCGTGGGACTTCGGGCACAAGCATCCGCACGTCACCTGGGGGCAGATCATGCCGTGGGGCCAGCTGGTGGTGCTGGGCGGCGTGATGGGGGTCGACCAGTTCATCGAGGACTTTGTGCCCGCGGTGCTGGGCATCCGCGCGCAGTGGTTCGGCGGCGTCTTCAGCGCCGACGACCTGGTCGGCTCCGAGTGGCCCTACGAGATCCAGAGCACGGGCGACCCGGCGGGCGACCAGCACAACAGCCAGGGCACCAGTGTCAGCGCCGCCGACGTGCTGCGTGAGCACGGCATCGCGCTGTGGACGCTGGCCGGGGCCAATCACCCGGACGCGCGCGACCGCGCCATCCAGCACATCGCGGGCTACCAGCGGCGGCTGACGAAGATGGGCCCGGCGTTTGTGGTCGACCCCGAGCGGTGGCTGCTGTTCCGCGACGACGGGCCGGTGGCCTCGACGCACTTTGTCGACGCGCTGGAGGCGGGCTACGTGTGGGACGAGCGCGCCTACACCACGACCACCTCGCCGAACACGCGGCGGCCGCGCAAGGACGGGTTCTACGACCACGGCATGAACACGCTGGAGTATCTGGTGCTGGCCTACGGCCCGGCGCAGCCGTCGCGCGTCGACCACGCCAAGGCCGAGCGCCAGGCGGCGGCGCGCGCGCAGCGCGACCTGGACCCGATGGACCGCACGGTCACCAGCCGCTCACGCTGGGGCGGCAGCGCGCGGCCGCGGCGATGACCGGGTGCTGGTTGTTCCTGGGCGGCGCGATGGTCGGCCTGCTGCTGGTGGCGCTGCTGAACTGGCTGGTGGCGCGCTACCGTCCGACGTAGGTGTGCTACCCTGCGTGCGTTTATGCCGAGCCTGGTCGACATCGTGACGACGCAGCAGACCGCGCTGGCCAACGAGCGCGACGCGATGGTGCTGGCCTACACGCAGCGCCTCGCCGAAGTGGACGCGGACCTGGCGCGCTGTCACGCGCTGCTGGCCGCACTGTCGACCCACCCGCAGATTGAAACGGCGGTCAAGGCCCTGGGCAAGGCCGAGCTGTTGCCCGTGGTCGCACGCGACCTCACCCTCTGACACCATGCAGACACGCGGCACCTTTCCCCAGCTCTACACCAATGACCCAAGGAGCACACCCGTGAACACGTCATCCACGATCAACACCGTCCACCCGAGTGGCGCGTCGACCACGCGGCCGCCGGACCCAGCGCCGGACAACGAGACGCCCGAGCAGCTGGGCGCACGTCTCGGCCTGAAGGACTTTGAGGGCAAGATCGACATCGAGGCCGCGCGCAAGACGCACCAGTCGCAGGCCGAGGCGAAGAAGGCCCGCGAGGAGTTCGACAAGCGCCAGGCCGAGCAGCCCAACGCCAAGGACGGCCCGAAGGACAGCCGCGCCGTGCAGGGCGACGACGGCAACACGGCAGGCGAGAGCAACGAGAACCTGGTCGGGCCCGGCAGCCCGCACCCGGACGCCGAGACGCGCGAGGACATCGGCAGCGGCGGCAGCAGCCGCAGCGACCGCTACGACGGCGGCGCGCGCAGCGCGGTCGAGCCCAAGCGCGATGGTCCTGGCGACCGCGACACCGACCGCGACACACCGCGCCGCGACGGTCCTGGCGGCGACGCGCCGCGCCGTGACAGCCCCAGCCGTAACGACCCGGCCAAGCCCAGCGGTCAGCCCAAGCCCGGCAGCGGCGGCAGCCACAGCGGCTCCGGTCGGCCTGGCGGCGGGCGGTAGGTAGGTGGACGCGCAGCGACGCAAGGCCTTCGACGTCTCGCTGTCGGAGGAAAAGACGAGTGACCTGGTGCATTTCCTGCACGACGAGATCACCCGTGCCGTCGCTGCGCGGTCCAGCATCATCGAAAGCGGCGGCGACCTCGACTACTGGCACTGGCTCTACGAGCAGGGCAAGCGCAACACCAAAGACCTCCCATTCCCCGGCGCGGCCGACCTGTCGACGTGGATCGTCACCGAGAAGGTCGACGCGATGCGCGGGCGCTTCGTCAAGACCATCTTTGTCGAGCCGGTGTGGACGGTCGAGGGTTGGGGCAAAGCCGCCGACCGCGCGCCGATGGTCGAGGAGTTCCACCAGTGGAAGGTGGAAGACGAGCGCCTGCAGGCCTGGCTGCAACGCGCGTTCGACCTGGCGCTGATTGAAGGCACTGGCGTGCTGGAGTGCAGCGAGAAAACCGACGTGCGGAAGCAGCGCGCCGTGCGTGCGCTGCAGCCCGACGTCGATGATGAAACCAACGCGCTCAAGCTCGACCCCGAGACGTTCGCGCCGACCCCGGCGCTGGATCCGCGCGGCGCGTTTGTGCCCGCCGACGACCCAGAGCGCGGCGCGATGGAGGTGCTCACCGACGAGTTGGTGCCGGTGCGGCGCGGGCCCAACTACCGCGTGTGCAGTCTGCGCGACTTCCTCATCCTGCCCGGCCACGCGCAGGACGACTCCGAGGTGTGGGGCTACGCCAAGCGGTTCTGGCGACGGCTGACCGAGCTGCAGCAGCGCGCCAAGGAAGGCGTCTACGACGCCAAGGCGGTCGAGGAGCTGGCGGCGGTGAGCGACCGCGACAGTCAGGCGCTGCTGCCGTCGGTGGCGTCCACCGGCCAGCAGGTCGCGCCGCAAACCCACGACCGCACCATCGAGAAGGAGCTGTGGGAACTGCAGATGGTCGCCGACCTGGACGACGATGGGGTGGACGAGTGGTACATCGTCACCTTCAGCGCCATTCACCGGGTGATCCTGCGGATTCGGCACGACGACCTGGGGATGCCGCGCTACCACCTGCTGCGGCCCTACCCGAACCCGGTCAGCGTCTACGGCCGCAGCCACGTCGCCAAGCTGGCCAGCCTCGCCGAAGAGCACGCGGGCACGCGCAACGCCATTGCCGACCGCTCCAACCTGGTCAACAACGCGCCGCTGAAGGTGCTCACGTCCAGCGCCTGGGATCCTGACGAGGAGCCGTGGGGCCCTGGCCAGCGGATGACCGTCAACGACATGAACGACG